CCTCGGCGGAAATAAGCCTTGCCCCTTTTGCACCGGGAAGGTCGGTGACCCTTATGGCTAATATTCCCTTAGTGATCCAGAAGGACATGGATCGGAATCACTTCTGGCAGAAGCTGAAGGCTGTGATTGCTGCCAATTTTGGCTCCGAGGATCTTGTAGTCACGCTATTCTATCGAGATGAAATGCGTCCAAAATGCTGGAAAGATGCGGAGGATCAACTGATGCACTTTGTCTGCCTTCTGGAAGCGGACCGGAGAGCTGCCGGACAGACGCTATCTTATCTCTGTGCAACGGATGAGTCCCGCTTCTGTCCGCTCCATCACCATTTAATCGTTACATCTGCCGGGGGTACTTGTGAGGCGATTCGAAGACTTTGGGGTAGGAACGGCGATTATATAGATATTCAGACGATCGCTACCAAGGGCTATGACGGCTGGGCGCGATATCTCAGCAAGGCGCCATATGCGTTAGACCCACCCCCTGTAGGCGAACTGATGTGGCATGGTTCTCTGGGTTTAAAGATGGTTGGTGATCCTTCTGGCTGATCGAAAGCAACGAAGAAAGGTAGTCATTGCCGGCAACTATGTTAGATCCATTCAGTACTCCCTCTCTCACGAGAGGGAGGCACAGAAGGAGAGACTGCCTAAGACGCAGATCTCCTCGGTAGCTCAGGAGGCTATGAACCTAAAGCACTCCTGGCAGAAGCTGAAAGCTGTGATTGCTGCCAACTTTGGCCCCAAGGATCTTGTGGTTACGCTGACCTACCGGGATGAACGACTTCCGAAGCGTCGGAAGGATGCAGAGAACCAATTGAAGTATTTTATCCGCCGCCTCCGGTCGGAGCGCAGAACTGCCGGGCAGGAGTTGCCCTATCTCTATGTGACAGAGATGGGGCATAGCTCCGGCAGGCTCCACCACCATCTGATCACTACATCCACCGGGAATGACTTTGATATGATCCGTAAGCTCTGGGCCAGAAACGGCAGCGATGTGGATATAGAGTTTATCGCTGCCAAGGGCTATGACGGCTGGGCGCGATATCTCAGCAAGGAGCCCAGAGAGAACGGCCGGCACTATGTAGGCGAACGAATGTGGCGCAGCTCCTTGGGATTGAAAAAGCCCCATATCTACACCGGCTGGGTCTCTGCAAGGGACCAATTCCACGACTTGCCGCCTGATTCCTTTGTCCTTGACAACCTCTCTCGGAACAATGGATATGGTGAATTTCACTTCCTGGAGGCCCTTCTGCCGGAGGGAACAATTGAAGAAGACCTCGCGCTAATTTCAGCCTTGAGGTAATGTTTATTTTCTGGAGAATTAAAAGAAATGAGGTGCAAAACTCTTGCAAAACGAAAAGATCTGTGGTAAAATATCCACGAAGGGTGGATACCTGCTTTGCCCCAAATGCAACCGGCACAAGGTGCTGCGACTGCTGCCGGGAACGGAGGGAAAAAACATCTCCGTTTATTGCAAACTTTGCCGCAAAGAGTCCATCGTGAATATCGATCCTAAGAGCCTGAGCCTAAGAGCCTGAGCCAATCACTGAGTAGTGTGTTGGTTCAGGCTTTTTTGTTTTTCTGCGGAGGTGATCCAGTGGCGAAGAAACCGATCCGTCTCTGTGCTCATGCGGGTTGTGGTGTCCTAACCCGGGAGGGCTACTGTCCCAAGCATAAGCCTAAGGACATATCCAGGCGAAGCGCCGAAGCTGCGGACTGGCACAGGTGGTATGGCCTGCCGATCTGGAAGGACAAGCTTCGGCCTGCTCAGCTTCTTCGTGAGCCCTTCTGCCGGGAGTGCTCTCGCCGGGGCCTGAGAGTTCGGGCAACGGATGTGGATCACATCCAGCCTCATCGCGGATCCTGGGCGCTGTTCATCGAACCCAAGAACCACCAGTCCCTTTGCCATGCCTGCCACAGCCGAAAGACAGCTGCAGAAATGCGGCAAAACAGCGCAGAAAAACGCAAGTAATTTCCCTGTCAACCTTCGTCCGCACGGCCACGCATCCGCCCATGCACGCTCACGCATGGCCTTGGGCGCACACGCAGCCCGAAGGGCAACATGCCCCCCCCACCCTGAAAAAGTTTCGGGGTGGTCTCAGAAATACCGCGGCCCCCCTCGTTTGCGAAAAAACTTCCCCCAACGGAATTTCCAGGCATGGGCCCACCCCAGGAGGTGAGTAGTCTGAGCTCAGCAACCAAGAATCTCGGTAACCAGAGCAAGCATCTGACACAGGATGAGAAACAGGCCCGTACAGATGCCGAGAAATCATTGACCAGAGATGACCCTATCAAGCTTAAAGCTCCAAGGGGCTTCTCAAAGCCTGCGAAGAAATATTGGGACAGCATCCTTGAGCGTGTCGAAGGGGTGGATCTGCTTGACTGCCTGGATCAGGAAATGTTCATGTCCTACTGTCAGCAGCTTGCCCGCCGTGATGCTCTAAACGCCCTGTGTGAGAAGCTGCTGTCCGACGCGGTTAAGGCAGACAACGATAAAGCTACCACGGAGTCCACGGATAAGCTGGAGAGTTTGCTTACCAAGATCGCAGCCTTGGAGCGCAGCCTCATGAGCTACGCCGACAAGCTTGGCTTCACTCCTCAGTCCCGTGCACGACTTGCACAGAAGCGAGCTGCCGTCGAGCTGGATCCGGACAGTGACTTCTTCGGTGATTGATATGCCCAACTATCCCAACGGTAAACACCACCCGGCAGCGGTGTATGCCAAGCAGGTCACCCAAGGCCGGCTCCATGATCTGTGCGGTCCTTATGAGATCAAGGCTTGTCAACGACATCTGGACGATCTGGCACGGCAGGGGACAGAAGCCTTCCCATATGTGTTCGATGAAAGCCGTGCCGATCGGATCTACAAGGCTTTCCAACTGGCCCGGCATTGCCGAGGCGTCTTGCAGGGACAGCCCATAGAGCTGGAGCCTTGGCAGCAGTTTGACCTTGGTGTCCTTTATGGATGGGTGCATATGGATACAGGCAAGCGTCGATTTAAGCGCAGCTTGAACGAGCGAGGCCGTGGTCAAGGAAAGTCATCGGAGAATTCGGTGAAGGGTTTGTACCACATGAGTTGTGACTGCTACTATCCTCCGCACCATCCGGAGTTAGCAGTTTTTGACCTGCAGCCTGAGGTGGAGTGTGTCGCAGTGGACCGGGAACAGGCGAAGCGTGTAATGGATGATGCCAGAGCCATAGCGAAGATTTCTCCCGCTTATGCGAAAAGGCTGAAAATCCCACGGAGCAATCCGATCACCAACAAGACCCGTGGTGGTCACATGCGTGCGCTGTCCTCCGATACCAAGAACAAGGAAGGTCTTGCTCCCAGCTATTATTGCGTTGATGAGTACGAATCTCACCCGGACGCTACTCTCTACAATACAGGCTTTGATGCTTTGGGCAAACGCCCTCAATGCTTGCTGGACTGCATCATGACTGCCGGAGATGATGCAGACAACCGACCGGCCATGACCGAGGAGCTGTATGCAAAGTCTATCTTGGACGGTGAGATTCGGGACGACCACTACTTTGTTATGATCCGCCAGCTTCCATTTGGTGAGGATCCACACGATAAAACAAAGTGGTGCTGGGCAAATCCAATGCTCCGCTATGGCAGCGAATATGCAAAGGATCTCCTAACGCAGATCGAGAGCGAGTACACCGCTGCTTACGGAAGTGGTGATGCCATTAAGATCCGACGCTTCCTGTCCCGTCGTCTGTGCCAATGGCAGACCGCAAGCCCCAACAGCTATCTGGATGAGGTACAGCGTGCCAATGCGAAAGAACTCCAGGTTTCCTCTGAGGAATTTACCGAGCTTGTTTCCGGTCTGGATGCATGGCCCGGCTTCGACCTTGGCAAGCGCATCGACCTGACCGGCACCGGCATGGTGATCCCTCTCCCGGATGGTCGTTATGCCATTACAGCTCACGGCTTTATGCCGGAAGCAGGTGCCACCCGGCATGAACACAGCGACAAGGTCCCCTACAGGGATTGGGCAAGGCAAGGCTGCTGCACGCTTACTCCGGGAGATGTTACGGAGAACGTCTTCGCTTATGAATGGATCCTCAAGCAGGAGCGAGAGCGAAAGCTGAAGCTTGTGAACTTGGGCTATGACGGTCATAATGCTGTAGATCTCGCCAACAGCATCAATGCAGATCGTCGGAATGAGGACTTCTGTGTAGAGGTTCGCCAGACCTGTGCAGGTCAGACTCTGGCAGTGAAGACCTTCCGGGAGCTGTTAATCTCAGGTAAGCTCGTATTTGAGAGATCTCCCTTGCTCATGTGGTGCCTGCGGAATGCGATTGAGATCGAAAATAACTATGGAGATCTAAAACTGTCCAAAAAGCACAAGGACGATTCGGAGCGTATAGACCCTCTGGCAGCTGTGATGAACGCTTTGTCTCTCGCTCTTCTTCGGGAAACCAAGCCGGATCTGAGCCGTGCGGCAGCCGGTGCGGATTATGAAATGTAAAAAATAATGGTGTCCAAATTGGACACCGAAAGGAGTGAGGCAATGGACGATAAGGAAAAAAAGCCTCGTGGAAAGAAGCCTATGAGAAGGATCATGGCAGAGCTGTTCAGCAATCTTGTGACCATTGTCGGAATCGTGGCCATCGCAGCGGGTGCCGGAATGATCTATCCCCCTGCTGGCTTCATTGTTGGCGGCGTGGAGCTTGTTACTCTTGGCTGGCTGACTGAACCCTAAGGAGGTGAGCCTGTGATTTTTCGCAAAATCAAAGCTGCTGCAGTACCCTCTGCTGTGGCTGCCGGTTCCCAGATCCTTACCTTGGACAGCCCTGAGGGCTGGCTGCAGGGGATAGACCCGAGCCTGTCCTCTGAGGATGCAATGAAATTATCTGCTGTCTATGCCTGCGTTGAGTACATCTGTGACTTCTACTGCGCCTTGCCTATGTATGTTTTTGATACGCAATCTCGAAAGCGTATCACAGATCATGAGCTGCACCGAGTCCTGAATGTTCGTCCGAATCCATACCAGACGCCCAGTGCCTTTAAGCGGTATATGATGCGCTGTATGCTGCTCCGAGGCGACGGATATTCGTACAACTACAGGGATCCCAAAAGCGGCCGTGTTGTGGAGCGTGTTCCCCTCCACCCTGACTGTGTCAGTCTGGAATGGTTAGACGGCAAACTGCTGTATGTCTATTCCCATCCGACAAGCGGAAAGCAATATGCTTTCGATTCCGAGGAAATCAGCCACTACAAGATGGGCAGCCGGGACGGCTACACAGGCGTTAGCCCATTGCATTATGCTTCTCGCACCCTTGCAAAAATCACCGCAGGCGAGGAGTACGAGGCATCTGTTTACCGCAATAATTCTCAGCCAAGCGGTGTTCTGACTACTGATACCGATCTGAGCGGCTTCTCTGAGGTTCAGGACCCCAACGACAAGACGGGCACAAGGTTCCTGACTCGGAAGGAAAACTTGCGTCGAGCGTGGGAGCGTGCTCACGGTGGCAGTGCCAATGCTGCCCGTATTGCAATCCTGGACAATGGCTTGGAATACAAGCCTATTAAGATCGACCCCTATGATCAGAGCTTCGTCCTGTCTAAGGAAGTTAGCGTTGCCGATATTGCTCGATTCTTTATGGTGCCTCTGCATGCAATCATGGCAGGCAAACAGACCTACGCTTCCAACGAACAGAACAACCTGGAGTTCATCCAGGGTCACGGCATGGCTCTCCTGAAGACGGTGGAAGAGGAGGACTCCTACAAGCTTCTCTTCGACAGCGATCTGAATCGGCTGCGGATCAAGCACAACCTGGACGGCCGTCTCCGTGGTGACACTGCGGCAAGAGCAAACTTCTATCGGACGATGCACGACATCGGCGCTTACAGCGTGGATGATATCCTTGAGTTAGAGGATCGTCCGTCTGTGCCCGGAGGTCATGTGCGGAAAGCCAGTCTTAATTATGTGCCCCTCGACCAGTTTGAGGCACTGAGTATTGCCCGTAATACAAACCCCAAAAAGGAGGTGGAGCCTTAAGTGTTAAAAGTTGAAAAGTTCGTATCAGTAACCAAGTCTGCCGGTGAGATTGATCTGGCAGCCATTAACCGTCTGAGCCGTAAGGAACTGACGGAAGAGGAAGTCTACACCTTTACGGTGCGCATGTGTGACGATCAGGTAGACCGGGATCTGGAGCGATTCTCTCATAGATGCCTTGCGATTCTCGCTAAGCTGTTTGCAGGAAAGCCCTTCCTCTTTGACCACATCTGGAGCGCATCTAAGCAGACGGCAAGAATCTACGCTACCCGTTTGGAAAAGGTCGACGACGCTACCTGTCTCATGGCGGATGTGTATATGCTCCGACTTGCAGGTAATGAGGGTCTGATAGCCATGATCGAAGGCGGGATCCTGAAGGAAGTAAGCGTCGGTTGCGCTGTGGGAAAAGCCACCTGCAGTATTTGCGGTGAACCTTTCCATTTGTGTGATCACCGCAGAGGCAAGACCTATGAAGGAAAGACCTGCCACGTGATCTTTGATGAAGCCCAGGATGCCTATGAGGCCTCCTTTGTAGCGGTTCCTTCCCAACGTGAAGCGGGGGTCCAGAAATCCGCTGAAATGTCCTATATGTCCATCAACGATGTGGAAGCCGCCAAAGCCCGGCTTGCCATCGAAAAATTAAGATTTGGAGGTTAAACAAAATGAGTCTTTTTAGAAAGTGCCAGGAGCTGAAGAATAAGAGATTCGCTCAGCTCGAAGCTGCCGAGAAGGCATTGGAAGCCGGGGATCAGGCTGCCTATGACAAAGCCTTGGAAGAAGCCAAGAGCTTTGTGCCTGAGATCGAGAAGTGTGAAGCACTGCTTGCCGAAAAGTCCCGCTTCGGTGCATCCGGTAGCCCTACTCCCGAGAACATTCCTGCTCCCGGCTCCCAGGATCCCTCTGCAGAGGATGTGTCCAAGGCAAAGCAGCTTTCCGATA